GCCTATATATTTATTTGCTTGCATTTGCAATTGTTCAGCTTCATTTTGTACATCTGCTATTCTTTGTTGAATTTCTTTCATTTTCTTTATGCCTTCTTGCAATTTTTGTTTAGGCATTGAACTATCATCATCTAATAATTCAGTATATACTTCAAGTTCACTTAGTTTTTGTTGACTAAAGTATCCTGCTTTTAGCATATTTTCAAGTGATAATTCTTGTGCATATTTATCAAATGGACTTTTAGGTGTTACATCCACCTTAACATTTGCTTGTAAGGCTTGCAAAACACTAAATGGTACTTGTACAGGTTGACTTGATGTTTCCCCTGTCAATGTATCGGTTGTTTCATAATTTATTACTAATCCATCTTGTGCATATGTTTTCCACATATCTAACCATATTCTTGCTAAATCTTCTATTGTTGTCTTTAATGCTAGAGTTTGTTCTGCATTTGGCATTTGTGATGCTTGTTGAACTGCTAATATTGCTTTACCACTAGCACTTTCTGGATTAATATCACCTGTTGCAATATCACCAGCACCTGCTAACTCTCTAGTAGTAGTTATTAATTCATTCATTACTTTTTCGACATCGCTACTCATTTGTGATGGATTAATTGTTCCTACTATCTTTTTAACATCATCTATTCCCATGCCTTTAACCTTTATCGTACTTCCTACTTGGTTAATAGCATTTGGATTTTCTACTTTGGTTATATCAACAACTTTTTGTGGATAAGCGGTTGCTTTTGCAGATATTAATCTTCTCATTATGGTCTTATTAATCTCTAATTGGTTAGGTATTAAGAATCTTACTTCGCCTTCGCCTCTTGCATATCCTTCTTTTTCTTCCCATAGCATATGTGCAACAGGATATAATGTTAATCCTGTATCTTTATCTTTCTTTATTTCACAATATTTTGTTGATTGTGAAAAATGAACTGTACCATCTTTTTTGTATAGTTTGGTAATTAATGTACACATATCATCCTTTTCTTGTTTAGCAGCATCACCTGCTTCTTCAAATGTGTCATTATCACCTACTATATACAATAATTTTTCATCTGAGATTCCTTCTTTTTTGGCTATCTCTTGAATATTAATTATTGGTCTTCTTTGTTTTATTAGAATATATGGTTGATTCTGTATGTTACTATCATTTTCATTGCCATAATAAATATCATTCTTAGATAATATTTCATTTATTGGTAAATCTAATTCATCATCGTATGTTACATATATAGGACATTCATCGTTAATAGCTGCATGTTTAGATATAGCTCTAACTTTTAAATCCATATTGTCTTTTTCCCATACTTTATTCGCCTGCTTATTAAGAAGTTCGCATGTTTTCTTGGCTACTTCTTTAAATTCATTATTATCAAAATTCTCTGAACTATAAATAGGCAAATACAAGTTATTATTGATTACTCCAACTTTATACTTAACAATTGGCTTAATTATGTTTAATTGTATGGGTTCTATTCCTGATACCTTTAATCCATACCATTGATTATCATTATACATTCTATAATTTCTATCTGTGTCAGTATAAACATTTTTTAATCTATTATAATTTCTTCCTGATTCATATAGATTCCATATATCTGTTGTTACTACTTCTTTTAAATCCATTGTTTCACCTCCTAGTTAGGTATATTTTTTTGACCTAATCCTGTACCATCATAGTTATCTATGTTAGACATCATTAAATCAAAGGCTTCTTGTTTTTTCTTTTCTTCTACTGTTTCAATTTCTTTTTGTATTGCTTTAACAGGATTTAATTCAGGTATTACTACTTCTTCACTTTTAGATAGTTTTTGACCATTTTTAAGTCCTAATGAATAAGCAATTAAAATAAAAACACCAAATAAGGTGCATAGTATTATTGTTGACCACATTATTTATCACTCTTTTTCTTTTTATCTTTAGTGTAGTCTTTCTTATCTGATTCAGATACTTTCATTACCTTAACTGATGATGCATTTGTATCTTTTTCATAATATCTTTCTCTAAACACTTTCTTTTTCATACTATTACTATTTCCTCCCCATAATCTAATCTTGATGGCATATCCATCGTTATTTTAAAATCTTCTGCAATTTGTTTTACTTGATTTATTTCTTTTGATGGTTGTGTCCTAGATACACAAAAATATCTTAATGCATCTGTTATATGTGTTATTTCGTGTGGTTCTGTTGCACAATCATTTGGATTCTTCTCATCGTGCTGTAATGAAGGTAAACATTTAATTAGATTTATGCAATTACTGAATATTTTTAAATCACAATCTATTATTAATTCACCTGTTTGTTCATGTCTTCTCTTGTATGGTTTAATCCATTCCTTAACATTTAACCATCCACCAACTCTATCATTGCTTGTTTTCTCTAAATTAACTCCGTTCTCAAAGAAAATCTCAGCTGTCGATTTACCTGTATCTCTGTTTCTATTCCATAAATCAGGCGGTGCATATATTCCTTTAAATTCATTCTTTCGCATATAACTCTTTAATACTTGGCATGCTTCGCTAACTATTAAATTATCTCTATGTATTTCATTATAGACATAGGCTTTATTATGTGTATCAACTGCTACAAATACTACTGCAAACATATCTAATCCATAGTCTAATGCAATATATTTATTCCATTCTTTTGGTATTTGAAATGGTTCTATAACATGAAGGCTTCTTTTAAATTCTTTAAAAAACATTCCATCATATATATCCCAATCACCATACTTTAATGCTTTTCTTTCTTTTTCAGGTAAAGCATCTAGTCTTTTTATATAATCAGGGTCGTACGATAACATAAATTTGTTATCAGTAACTAAACTAGGTATAAATATTCTAGTAGTTGTTTGACCTGTTTCCAACTTACATTCGTGTACCTTATTTGGTTCACCTATATCAATGAATCTTTCTTTTACCCATGTATGTCCGACTCCACCAGGATTGGTTGAACTTTTCATTCCCTTTGGATACGGATTCGCACCTCTACATCTTGAAATCATATATGTGTACATGTACTCAGTAAAATGTGTTAATTCATCAAATCTTATTACATCGTATTCTGCAGATTGATACTGATAAACATCTTTTTCATTATCTATGTATCCAAAATCAATAATACTGCCATTTTTAAATGTCCATGTATGTTTACTTGAATTATAATCTGCTGCTTCTCTAGGATACATTTCCAAACTAACTCTTATTAATGATTTTTCTAAGTCTGGGAATGTTCTTCTGAATATTATTTGCTTACTTTTAGGATATTTCAAAGCATATAGCAATGCATCTACTAATTGACCATAGGATTTACCGCCACCAGCTGCACCACCAAATAATGTTTCAAATGCTGTTGAATTAATAAACAATTCTTGTTTAGTAGTTATCGAAAGTTTCATTTTACCACTTTAATTTCTACTTCGAATGGCTTTTCCTGGCCAATATCGACTTTATCAGTAGGTTTTTCACCAACTGTATCTCTAACTGTTTTAAATGCTTCTAAATCACCATTCATATATCTATCCATTAAGGCACTAATTCCAATATCTTGTATTGTCTTATCACCCTTCTTGGTTTGTAATGCTAATAACAAGGCTTCTTTGAATGCTTTTCTTTCTCTACGAACCTCACCTGATTTAATACCGCCATTTGTGCCTCTTTCTCTTGCTTCTTTCTTGGTTCTTACAGGTTTCAGATTTTCTATATTCGCCATTGCTATCACCTGCTTTCTAATCAAAATAAAAGACACCGAAGTGTCTAATAAGGAGGTGAAACAAATCACCGTTTGGAATATTTTTATGTCTATTAATAAATACTGCAGAATAGATACACCTACCACAACCTAGTGAATGATTAAACTATGTCCTGTACTTACTCTATATAATCATTTGCAACTAATTACATAAAGGTTCTTTCCTATCAAATAGTTCATATATCTACTCTGCACTACCTACTAATAGGTAATGCACTATAATCCAAAAAATTATAGTATCAATTTGTTTTATCAGAACATTTAACTTATCGGAGGTGAAATAATCTCTTTTGATTTTTTCACGATACTAATATATACCTAAAATTTTCCGATTTTTTCCGATTTTGCATTTTCATATAAATTTTTCTTCATTTCAGCAATATAATCATATGTCCTGCTTAGTGAAAATCCAATTAACCTATTAAAATGTCTTGGCTTTCTTCCATCAATCCACTTATAGCAATATATCTTGTCATATACATCGCCTATACTTCTCATTTTGCTTTCTAGTTTCTTTAGCTCATAATTTAGCATATCTCGTGTGTTTCTACTCTGATTGATTAATTTATCGACCTCATCCATTTCATCCGTATAATTAAGTAAATTTAGTTCTGAATAGGTGTTATTACAATCAACCATAACCTGCTTTATTTTAGATGAGCCTGGTATTACTGCTAATACTAATTTACTTCTTTTTTCCAATGCTTCATTGTAATTTCTTGATGCTTCTTTATATTTCTTTAATAATTCATGATATTCTAGATACATATCTCTCCTTTCCCCTTTTTCAACCATAACTAATTACCATTGAATATCCGATACTCCTAAATAATCTAATATATCTACATAGCAATTATTGCATAAAGTACATAATTTTTTATTTTTTTGGCCATTATGTTCATCATAAACTGATACATTAATTGTTTTTTTATCTTTACTAGAAACAATTCCGCCACATTTAGCACAAAATATATTATTTCTTTGAGCAACTGTAGATATAAATGTTCTTAATTCGGCATCTGACATTTCTCGTATTTTATCCAAATTCATTATTTCTTTTTACTATCTTTCCAAAATAGTTTTTCTATTCTTTTTGCTCTAGCTCTTTTTCTTGCTTCTCTTCTTTTTTGCCTTTCAATAGCCTTTTCTATTTTTAGTTCCATTTTAGTTTTTTGTTTATGAAAACCATATCTATTGTGATATGCATCACCTATAGAATTTGTACCTAGTTCATGTTTAAGTACACTTCTTTTTAATTGCCTTAATCCACTCATTTATTTACCTTCTTCCTTAATTCTTTCTAATTGTCTATCCATTTTATAGTTCATGACTTCTGCTAATTCCTTATCATTTATACCATAGTAATATTGAAATTGCTTTAGCATTACAAATATATCTGCTATTTCTTCAGCAATGTGATGCTTATATCCCTTTTCAATTTCAATACAACTCTCATCATTAAAATTCCATCCGCTTCTTTCATAATCAATAATTGCTTCATCTAACTCAAAATATTCACTATGTATATATTTCAATTGTTTTTTTATTCCATAATGATTTATTATTTGTAATAATTTATCTTTCATT